AACAATGGAATTAGGGCAGGCAGTATTAGATTCATTGAATTCTCCACTTGGTCCAGTAAAAGAACATGAAGGTATTGTTATTAGAGATGCTAAAATTTACAACAAACCATTTAAGATTACTGGTAGATTCATTGTGCAAGGTTTAGAATCACAATTTAAATAATTAGGTAGTTTCAAAAAAATACATTATACTTAAGATAAAATATTAATCATGGGCGGCAATTATCTAAATTTGATTTTTAAGGAGATGTTAGGAAACACTCCAACTCATACAATTGATATTGAAGTTAATTATGCTTCAATGGATATGTCTACATTAGTAACTTTGCATGATTTAATAACAAGTCAACTAAATACAATATCGTTCAAGGAAAAAGAATACAGACAACAAGGGCAATACAGATCCAGTGCTGACAGCAGAAATGAATACAACGGACTGCACATTGCATTGTGTTTGATTGATGATATAATAGATAAAATTAAAAACCCAACATTGTAATATTTATTAATATGATACGACTTACAAACATATTAAAAGAAGAAGCAGCTGAAAAGTATCCTCCATACATGTATTCACCACAAGGATTTGGTTGTCATGTATGTAAATACTATTATAAAGAAGCAGACAACCATATGTGTAGCAATGCACACTATGCAAAACATATGGGCACCAATGAATTAGTAGATTCAGAAGGCAATCAAATTAAAGACCCGTCTAAATGGTGCAGCAACTGGTTCAAACCAAAATCCAATAAAAAATCAAAATGATAAAATTGATAGATATATTAAAAGGGTTTAATCAACTCAATGAAGCTAAAAATGTAAACAATACATTTGACAGAGTTTCATTCTATCAACAATATTATAAAAACATATCTCCTTCAGATTTCATTATACAAACCAATGGAGATACAATAACAATTAAAATAAATACAAACAACAAGGACTAAAATGGCAAAGTTAAACGAACAAGAATTGAGAGCAGCTATCAGAGCTGAAATTAAAAATGCACTTAAAGAAGCAGATGGAACTTCTCCAAAGCCTTTACAATTAAAAGGTGGATTGAGCAAACAACAATTAGGTGGTTCAGCTGCTATGAAATTTGCACAGGATTTTATTGATGCGCTTCAAGATTTAGATGATGTTAAAAAAGCAAAAGCAATTGGATTTGTATTGGCTAGCATTGGAATGGATCCAGTAACCCTACAAAAAAGATTAGGTGCTATCAAAACTAGTTTAAAACAATACACAAAATAATTTTAAATAAAACAGGTTATGTCTAAATTACAAAATATTAAAGCAATCAAGCAAATGTTGGACGGCACGCACCGTACTCAAACGAGAAAATCATTTCATTATGGTGATGCCGACCACACTGCTGAAAAAAATAAAAAACATGAAATTGGAGATATCTGGACTGAAACTGATCCAGTAACAGGCAATGTTACTACTTGGGAACAGAAAGATGGATTCCGTGTTAAGCACAGCAAGCTGCAAGAAGTTAGGGATTATTTACATACATTTAAAAATTGCCCTAAAGAAAAATGCACTTGTATTAATCCATCCCGCATAGACAACAAAATGAAAATATTTCATGGTATGTGTTTGGATTGTGTAATTGACTTTGAACATACATTGAGAATTCAAGGTAAATTTGAGCAGTATGAAAGAGAAAAGATTGGTGAAAACATCCGAGCATTTTTTAAAGATGCTGACAAGGAAGTTGAAGTAATCAAACGAGCTCTAGAAAACAAACTCACTTATATGAATGGAGATGGTACTTCAGAAACATGGGATCAGAGCGACAGACAGATTTGGTTGGATAAAATTGACAATGATTACAAACAACTAAAAGAAGAACTGTATAAAGAATACGGTTTATCAGACGAGGAAAATCAATGAAAGACTTTTTAAAACAATGTGTTAGTTCAAATTCTAAAGTATCAAGCAAACGAGTGATAGCCATTGCTGCATTCATTTTGATGGCAATAGGTTTTTTATCCAACTTGTATTTTAAATTTACCATAGACCCTGTAATTTACGAGGCAATACAATGGATCGTTATTTCAGGTTTAGGTTTTACTGCATCAGAGCAATTCTCTAAATTTAAAAATAAAGACAAAGGTGTAGATGAAATCAAATAATATTCGTTTAACTACTTTACTAAAAGAAGTTGAAGACGCGAATGCTGAGTTTGAGCAAGTGTTTTCAAACTTTGCTAAAGTCTTCAAACAAGATGTAGATGATGTTGTATCAACAGACACTGAAAATGTATCCGAAGATGTTATCAATGAAGCAGGCGTTGTAACTGCACTAGGTGTTGTTTTATCAGTACCTGCATTGATGAAGATATTAGGATATGGACTTAAACTAGGTCATAAAGTAATAGCTAAATTAAAAGGTCAAGAAGTTGATCCACATACATTAGGTGATAAAATTATACATGCTGCAGATCATATACATCATAAATTCATTGGAGTAGTTGAATTTGCACTTAAACCATTTATAAAAGATATTGCAGTTAGAAAGAAAGCTGCGGATTATATATTTCATGCCATAGTTTTACTATTATTAGTAGATTCAGGTGTAGGTATTTATAAAGGGTTAAAGGCCGCTAACATTGATTTAAAAACATTGTCTTTTTTAGGTGGCAAAGCAGGAATTAAAACTGGAGAACTTGGGGCTAGAATAGCCGAGGCAGATTTGCTACCAGGTATAGTTAACGGATTAATAGAGTTATTTAAAGAAACAAAATAAAATGATGAAATATTGGAAATTAATTACAGGTGTTGTAGTAGGTGTTATTGGATTTTTATTATATAAGAAATATGCCGATAAAAATAATAATGCACAGGCCCTGCCCGTTGATGTAGTAAAGGATGACATCAAAGCGGTTGATGTTAAAATTGAAGAAGTTCAAGCGGAGAAGGCTAAAGTTGAAGAAGCTAAAGCAGAAGTTAAGGAAGAAATAAAAAAATCCAAACAAAAATCTACAGAGATAAAAGAACAAATAGCCGCAGTTGAAAAAAACGAAACAGTAGAAACAGTAACTGCCGATGAAGCTGCAGCATACTTAAAAAAGTTTTCTAAAAAACAATGAAACGATTAATTACTTTTATACTATTACTAGTAAGTGTAGCATGTTATCCTCAGGATACATGTTTTACACAATCGGAGCTACTCGGCATATTTTCCAATGTTCGTAAATTAGAAAAGTCAGACAGTTTAAAAACAATACTGATTACTGAATTGGAACGAGAAATAAAATTAAATGAGACTCTGCATGCAAAAGATAGTTTATCCATAATGTTCAGAGATCAAGAAATTGAACTACTTAATCGTTCAGTTAATTTGCACAAACAATTAATACAAATAGTTGAGCCAAAATGGTACGACTCCAAATACATATGGTTCATACTAGGCTCAGGTACTTTTATTGCAACTTCATATGTTACAATGAATATCAGATAAATTTATTTGGTACATACAAAAATTATTTATATAATTAGAGCATAATGCAACCAAAAAAATCATTAAAAGAAATAATACGCGACGAGTACGTAAGATGTGCCAAAGATCCGGTACACTTTATGCGTAAGTATTGTATTATACAACATCCTACTAAAGGTAAGATGTATTTTAATTTGTACCCATTCCAAGAAAATGTTTTAACTTCAATGCGAGATAACAGATACAATGTTATCTTAAAATCCAGACAGTTAGGTATTTCCACATTGTCAGCAGGTTATGCCCTATGGTGCATGATATTCAAACCAGATTTCAATGTGTTGGTAATTGCCACCAAACAGGATGTAGCTAAAAATTTAGTTACTAAGGTTAGGGTAATGAATGACAATTTACCAACCTGGTTGAAAGGAACTTCAGTAGAAGACAATAAACTTTCTTTAAGATATAAAAATGGTTCGCAAATTAAAGCAGTATCCAGCAAAGGAGACGCAGGTCGTTCTGAAGCATTATCTCTATTAATAATAGATGAGGCTGCATTCGTTGATAGAATAGATGAAATATGGGCATCAGCTCAACAAACCTTAGCAACTGGTGGTGGAGCAATCATCCTATCAACTCCTAATGGTACTGGAAACTTTTTTCATAAGACTTGGGTAGATGCAGAAGCTGGCGGTCAATGGAATCCAATCAAATTGCATTGGACTGTACATCCAGACAGAAATCAAACCTGGAGAGATGCTCAAACAGAATTGTTAGGCGAGAAACATGCAGCTCAGGAATGTGATTGCGACTTTATTAGTTCTGGACATACTGTAATTGACGGCGGTATTATACAATGGTACGATCAGACATATGTAAAAGATCCAATTGAAAAAAGAGGAATGGATGCAAACATATGGATTTGGGAATATGCAGATTACAGTAAGAACTACATAGTAACTGCCGATGTGGCCCGAGGCGACGGCGGAGATTATTCTTCCTTTCATATACTTGAAATCAACAGTATGACTCAGGTTGCAGCTTATAAAGGTAAGATTGGTACTACTGAATATGGCAATATGTTAGTAGCAATGGCAACTGAATACAACAATGCATTGTTAGTAATAGAGAATGCCAATATAGGTTGGGCAGTTATACAAGTGGCGATTGACAGGGGCTATACTAATTTGTATTATTCTTATAAGCAAGATGGTTATGTTGATGAAAATATACACTTGCGTAAAGGGTATGACTTAAAAGACAAATCACAAATGGTACCTGGATTCACTACATCAGCAAAAACCAGACCATTGTTAATAAGTAAATTAGAAACATATTTCCGAGAGAAATCTCCAGTAGTTCATGATAAACGACTGATAGATGAGTTGTATGTATTTATTTGGAACGGTCCAAGGGCTGAAGCACAAAGAGGATACAATGATGACCACATTATGGCATTTGCAATTGGACTATGGGTACGAGATACTGCACTTAAACTAAAACAACAAGGAATCGATTTAAGTAGAACTGCCGTTAATTATATAAACAAATATGATGGAGCATATTCAAACGGCAATCAAGCAGGGTCTGGTTGGACCTGGAACCCAGGTGGAGGCAACTCAGATTTAACCTGGCTTTTATAATTTAATAAATATTTATATAAAACGATAGACTCAATGGCAGATACTTCATTACAATCAAGACTTAAAAGATTATTTTCCAACAATGCAGTTGTAAGGAGAGTAGGAAAAGATAAATTGAAAGTAGTTGATACTAGCAATTTACAATCTACAGGTAACTTATCTAATACTAGATATGCTGATAGATTTGCCGGACTACATACTTCTAAATCAGGATATCTCAATACATACAATCAAACATACAACTTTCATCAAAGTAGAGTTGAATTGTTTACTGATTATGAAGCTATGGACACTGATCCAATTTTAGCTTCTGCATTGGACATATATGCAGATGAATGTACCGTTAAGGATGCAGAGAACAATTTGCTCACCATTAAAAGTCCTAACAACGAAGTTAGAAAACTACTACACAATTTATTTTATGATATATTGAACATTGATTACAACCTCTGGCCTTGGATTAGAAACATGTGTAAATATGGAGATTTCTATTTGCATTTGGAAATACAAGAAGGAATTGGTGTAGTTAACATACATCCAGTATCTGCATATGAAATGCGTCGAAAAGTCCATGTTGGAATCAGCTCGTAAGATTTTCAAACAGTTGGTATTGATGGAAGATGCCATGTTATTGAGTAGAATTATGCGAGCTCCTGAGCGTCGTATATTTAAAATAGATGTAGGTAATATTCCACCTAACGAAGTTGATCAACACATGAACAATATCATTAACAAAATGAAAAAGGTTCCGTTGATGGATGAGAAGACAGGTGATTACAACTTGAAATTCAATTTAATGAACATGCTAGAAGATTACTATCTACCAGTAAGAGGTGGAGAGTCTGGAACTAACATTGAAACATTGGCAGGTTTAAGCAACGAAGGCCAAATTGAAGATATTGAATACCTGCGAAACAAAATGATGGCTGCTTTAAAAATACCTAAAGCATTTTTAGGTTATGATGAAGGAGTTGAAGGTAAAGCAACATTAGCAGCAGAAGATGTAAGGTTTGCAAGAACTATTGATAGACTACAAAAAATTGTAATATCTGAACTGTCTAAAATTGCAATTGTGCATTTATACACACAAGGATTTACCAACGAAGAATTGATCGACTTTGATTTAGCATTAACAAGTCCATCCATAATATATGAAAAACAAAAAGTAGAAATACTTAATGAGAAAATGGGATTGGCTCAAAACATGAAAGAGTCAACAATGTTTTCAGAACAATATATTTATGAAACAGTATTCAATTTAAGTGTAGATGAATGGCAAGCTATACAGGAACAAGTTATTGAAGATTTAAAACAAGATTTCAGAAAAGAGCAAATTAAGAATGAAGGTAATGATCCTAAGATTACCAATCAATCTTTTGGTACTGCACATGATATAGCTTCTATGCATGTTAGCACTAGAAATGGATTGTTGCCTGGAATGGAAAAAGAAAATGTAGCAGGACCTGGTCGCCCTAAAGAGTATGGTACATGGGGTAAACACAAAGATGCGTTTGGCAGAGATCCTTTTGGGGCTAAAGCAATAAACAACGCATTTGCTACAGATAAAAATCCATTGCAACACAAATCTCGCAACGAGGCTTTAGATACTAAAAACAGAACAGCATTGATTAAAGATTTAGCTAAATTTACAAAATCAAAATCAATATTGAAAGAGAGTTTATCTAGCACCGAGACTAATGTAGATTCTGGAACTTTTTTAGACGAAAATAATTTAATTAACGAATAAATGTATTAATAATTAGTTTAACATATATTTATTTTAAAAATACTACCGATATAAGGCACATTCATGAAAAAATTGAAACATGTAAAAATTAAAAATACTGGTATATTGTTTGAGCTTCTTGTTAGACAGATTGCCTACGATACGATGAATAATACATCATCTCCGGCAAACAAACTAATAAAAAGGCACTTCACTCACAATTCAGAGTTAGCCAAAGAACTTCAAATGTATCAGAGTTTGGTTCATGAGAAATTTAACAATGAATCCAAATCAGATAAATTTATATCCGCGGTATTATCAGCTAAGAAACAACTTAATGAAACTATATTGCGCAGACAAAAATATAACTTAATTAAAGACATTAAAGAATCTTTTGATATCAATGAATTCTTCAATGCCCGAGTTAACAATTACAAAACATTGGCTTCTATTTACATATTGTTTGAATATGCAGAAAAAGAAAACCCAGCTGATATTGTTAAATCTAGATTTTCTTTAATAGAACATATTACATCCAATGGTAATACTGTTAAACCAGTAGAAACCGTTATCAACGAAACATATACATCTCAAGATAAAGATATTCGTTTGTTATCATACAAAATGCTAATTGATAAATTCAATAGCAAATATGATAATCTGGATGCCAACCAAAAAAATATACTACGAGAATACATCAACAATGTAAGCAACACAGTAGGTTTGAAAGGCTTTGTTAAAAAAGAAATTCCTAAACTGAAAAAGGCAATTACGGAATCATCCAAACATATAGATTCTAAAGTAGTTAAAATAAAATTAAATGAAGTTACAAATATGTTAGCTAATTTGGCTAAGGTTAATGTAATAAAAGACAGTCATATACTAACCATTATGCGTTACTATGATTTAGTTAAAGAACTTAAAACAATTAAATAAGGAACATAATGGATATCATCCCAGGACCATACGACGACACTAGATCAGTAACAGACAATCAAATTGAAACATTAGGACATCCAGGTAAATATTACAATACAATTACTGTAACGACATCAGCTCAAGTAGACTGTACAGGATCTAATTTTGGATTTAGTGCAGTATTAAAATCTGGATCATATGATGGAAACATTACATTAACCGGAGGCGGCAGTATTAATGCAGGTAATTTAACTGCAGGTGTAATATACGATTTAAGTGTATTAAAAGTATCTGGAGGAACAACTGGTGGTCTTTATATAATAAGAAAAGGATTTTAATTATGAGTATGTTTCGTGATATAGAAAAGAGATTTAAATTGATGTTAGAGTCAGTAGATAAAATTTCAGACAAAGAAGCTAAAAGAGATTTTGAAGATTTGGATGATATGGACATTGACAACGATGGTGATACTGATAAGTCAGACAAATATCTTCATAAAAAATTAGGAATGGTTGCCAAAATGGATGAATCAAAAAACGACACTGTAATATTTAGTGTAAACGATGACAAATTAGATAGTTTGTTACATGATCATCATGGAAGAGAACTTGACTTTACTACTATAAGAGGTGATGAATTTTATGTATTGCCAAGAAGAGAATTTGACAGATTTATGGACGCTGCAGATTCAAAAGGATTTGATGTTGATTATGATAACAGCGAAGATAGTGTAATTGCAGTTGAAGAAAACACTACAGTATCTGAAAGCAATGACCTAGGTGTTGAAGAGCCTCACTATGTTGAAATATCAGTAAGAGATTCTAGAAAAGCAGCTGATATAATTAATGATGTTCCAATGTTAAAGAATGCAATTCGACGCGATATTATTGTAACATATGGTAGCAATGTATATGGTACAAAAAATCAAACTATGTTTAGAATGCTGATGGATGTATTAGAAGATAGTAAAATTGAAATATCAAGTAGTTCATCAAATGAGGACGACCCACAATATACTTGGAAAGAATCATCCACAACAGGTAATGTTGCTGGATATGATAGTCCAAATGCATTCGGAAAACAATCAGACAAAGACATTGAAGTATTAGGATACAAAAAGGTACCTAAAAAAGATATAAATATGAAAGAGGGTAAACAATCTACATATAGAAAAATGATGAGTTCAATGCACTCAATCAATGAAGTTTCATACCGAGCATATAAGAATGACGAGTCTGCAACTCCAGTACAAAAAGTAAACAAAGGAATCCAAGAAGTAAACAAAATGATTGCTGAAATGGAAAACATTGTAAATTTAAATTTAAGATTAAAAACTGAATCAGATGTAAATTCATCGCAATTCTGGAAGTCTACAAGTAAACGGTTTACAAAAATAAACGAGCGTTTAATTAGAATTTCTAACAAACTTAAAGAACTATCTAAATAATATGAGTAAAAGATTATTGGTGGACTATACATTATTCAATGTAACTCCAGAGCAAATTAACGAATCACTTTCGAACAACGGTGGTAAACTTATTGTTCGTGGCGTATTGCAAAGAGCAGACGCTAAAAATCAAAACGGTAGAGTTTATCCAATGCCAATCTTAGCTCGTGAAGCAAAAAAGTATGCAGATACTTTTATTAGAGAAAGAAGAGCATTAGGAGAATTAGATCATCCAGATTCATCCGTAGTGAACTTGAACAATGTATCACACAACATTGTAGATATGCAATGGCAAGGTGATAACCTACTTGGTACTGTAGAAGTATTGGACACTCCAAGTGGCAAGATACTTAAAGAACTTTTCAAAGCAGGAATCAAATTAGGTATTAGTTCCAGAGGTTTAGGTTCAGTTAAAGAAACTGTTAACGAAGGTGGAGCATTAGAAGTTCAGGATGACTTTGAACTGATTGCATTTGACTTTGTTAGTAACCCATCAACTCATGGAGCATTCTTAAGTCCGGTTAACGAAAGTGTTAACAGAAGAATAGAAGACAAATATATTAAAATAAACCGTATTATCACTGATATAATAAAAGATTTTTAAAAAGGAGTATATTATGAGTTTAATGGATAAAGAATCAATCTTCGGCCCTAAAAGTAAGCCAGGAAAGCCAGGAATAGGTGTAGCAGCACCAGGTAGTGGAGTTGCAAACAGTCCAGACGCATTAGCTAAAGATGGTCAAGGCGGTTTGTATGAATTAGCAAAAGTAGCCAGAACATCTTTATATGATAGGGATGGAAAAATAAAAAAATATCATCCATAATAAGGAATTGAAATGAATTTAAAAAATCAATACAACCGACTGTTTAAAAATGCAAAAACAATCAATGAATCATTATACCTAGGAATTGCTACTGGTAAAAAGTCTAAAACTATTAATGAAGAATTAACTTCAGAAGACTACGGGTATTTTGCAGACAAATTGGATGAGATACTAAAACAAGTAACTGATTTACAGGAAGAAATGGGAACTCAAATATCTTTAGCATATGATGAAACACAACTCCCAAAGTACGATCAGCAAGAAAAACAAGTAGGTAGATACATTGGTTCGATAACCACTGCCATTGAGAATCTTAAAAAATATTTAAAAAGACAATAACAGGAACATATGAGCAAATATAAATCAAGTCAATTAGCTGCCTTACTAAATGAAAAATATTTAGGAGAAGAAGAGAAGCCGCAAATATCAAAAGAGCAAAAACGAGCTTTCATGGAAGCAGTTGCTAATTATCATACCTACGGAGAATCTATATATAGAAATCAATCTTTAAGAGAGATAACTGAAAAGATAAAAGAGGTTGTTAAGATAGCAGAGAACCTAACGCTTCAAGAATCTGAACATTGGTTTGACAATATGACAGTTAGCAGGCACATGAAACAATTAAGTGAAGCTTATAAAGTATTTGAAAAAACTTCCAAAGAAGTAACTGCATTGCAACAAAGAATGGAATCAGCCTACGAGGATATCGGAAATGTATTGAACAAATATTATAAAGTAAATGAGTCATTAAAATAATTTGTATATTCAAAAATAATTTATATATTACTAATCAATTAACCATTTAAAATTTAACAAGTTATGCACAAAAAGAAAAAAGAACATTTATCAATTGTACCAGGTACGCCAAACGCAGTTGCAGTAGTAGAAAACGATATTAAATTCGCACTTAGATTATGGAAGTCTATGGTTAAAGAATCCAATGTATTGTATGAATATAAACTGCGTACTCAATTTGAAAAACCATCAATAACTAAACGAAAAATGAAAACTGATGCAATTTTCCTACAAAAAATAAGAAGTAGAAACGAAAATAAACATTAATAAGAAGCCCTACCGTAATTGGTAGGGTTTTTTACATTTCTAGAAAAACAATCGGTTTTCTTTACTACCTATATATTTATATGTAATTACACAATATCGCATCCCAATATGCGGTTTACATAATTTTATAACCCACCATTAAGATTCTTAATAATCTTATTTCCTATTAAAAAATAAAGGAGAAATCAAATGTCAAAAGACCTATTGAAAGAGGCAATCGCTGATGCTAAGGCAGTTCGTGAAACGGCAATAGCAAACGCAAAATTAGCTTTGGAAGAGGCATTTATGCCAAGAATTCAAAGTATGTTGTCTGCAAAACTTGCAGAAGAAATGGAAGATGAAGCTGAACTTGAAGAAGAAGATGACTACATGGGTGACGCTACTCCAGACGAAGGTCCTGCTTTGGAAGAAGAAGGATATGAAGAAGCTGAAGTTGAAGAAGGTATGTACGAAGCTGAAGAGGATGAAGTTGAAGAAGGTATGTACGAAGCTGAAGAGGATGAATTGGATTTAGAATCTATCATCCGTGAATTAGAAGATGGTGAAGATGAAGTTGAAGCTGAGCCAGTAGCTGAAGCAGAAGACGAAGAAATGTACGAAGCAGAAGACGAAGAAGTTGATGTTAACGAAATCATCCGTTCTTTAAGAGAAGAAGACGAAGCAGAAGTTGAAGACGAAGTTGAAGTTGAAGAAAAACCAGCTCCAGCAGAAGATGACTTAGAAGAAGCTTATAGAGTAATTCGTTTCTTAAAAAGCAAAATCAATGAAGTAAATTTATTGAATGCTAAATTGTTATTTTCAAACAAATTATTTAGAAATTTTGATTTAAACGAATCACAAAAATTTAAAGTAATTAATACTTTTGATAGAACTAATAGTTTAAGAGAAGTTAAATTAGTTTACTCTACATTATGTGAATCATTTAACATCAAAGGCAAAAAACAAATTAAAGAATCTTATGCTTCTAAACCAGCAAAATCTACTAAACCATCCACTTCAATATTAACTGAGGGAAATGAATTAGCATCTAGATGGCAAAAATTAGCAGGATTAAAAAAGTAATTTAAAAATCAAAAACAGAAAGTAAAAAACAAAAATGGACATCAATTCACTTATGCCATCCGATGCACACAAAATCGAAAAGGCAAAAACTGCTGGTTTAGTTACTAAATGGGCTAAAACAGGTTTATTAGAAGGCGTTTCTAACGAATACGATAAAACAGGTATTGCAATCTTATTAGAAAACCAAGCAAAACAATTAGTAACTGAATCTTCAAGAACAGGAACTGCATCAAACTCAGAAGAGTGGTCAGGTGTTGCCCTTCCATTAGTTAGAAGGATTTTTGCTGAAATCGCAGCTAAAGATTTCGTATCAGTTCAACCAATGAACCTACCTTCAGGACTAGTATTTTTCCTAGACTTTAAATATGGTACAGCTCAACCAGGTTTCCAATCAGGTGCTGGAAAAGACAGCCAAAACGATTCAGTATTCGGTGTAACTGATGCTAGAAAAGGAACTGCTGCAGGAACTGAAGGTCTTTATGGTGCTGGAAGATTTGGTTATTCAATCAACGAATACACTTCATCTAACTTATTCTTTACAACTTCTTCAGTATCTGTAGGTGCTGCAACTGCATCTTTAACTGCAACTGTAACTGACGCTGACTGGAATTATGACACTGCATTCTCTGCTTCTATCGTAGGTAACGCTGCTGGTACAATTTTAAAATTAACTGTAGCTTCTGCTTCATTACCAAACTTAGATGTTAACGGTGTTAGAGCATTTGTTCCTCAAAATGTATCAGGAACTGCAATTGTATCTGTATTCCCTGCATTTACAACTATCAACGCAACTACTGGAAATGTAACTTTCTTAATTTCAGGATCTAACACAGTTAATGGTTCTTTATTAAAAGTAGCTTACGACAAACAACCAGATTCAACTTCAAGAGGTGATTTTGAAGATACTAAGACTCAAGAAGGTGCTAACTTAGCTATTCCTGAGATCAACTTAGAAATGAGAAGTGAGTCAATTGTTGCTAAAACTAGAAAATTAAAAGCTATCTGGACTCCAGAGTTTGCTCAAGATTTAAATGCTTATCATTCAATTGATGCTGAAGCTGAATTGACTTCAATGTTATCTGAATACATTTCAATGGAAATTGATTTAGAGATTTTAGATATGTTGATTCAAAATGCTCAAACTACCGAAAGATGGTCAGCTCAAATTGGTAAAATTTGGGATCCTGCTACCAACGCATTCATCAACGATCCAAACTTAACCGGTCAAGCTTACAACCAAGGTACTTGGTTCCAAACTTTAGGAACTAAATTGCAAAAAGTATCTAACACTATTCACAGATTGACATTAAGAGGTGGAGCTAACTTCCTAGTATGTTCTCCAACCGTAGCTACTATATTAGAGTCTATCCCAGGATATGCTGCTGATACAGATGGTGATAAAATGCAATTTGCAATGGGTGTTCAAAAAGTTGGTGCTATCAATAGCAGATTTACCGTATACAAAAATCCGTATATGACTGAAAACGCTATCTTGATGGGTTACAGAGGTGCTCAATTCCTTGAGACTGGTGCTGTTTACGCTCCATATATCCCATTGATTATGACTCCATTAGTGTACGATCCAGAGACCTTCACTCCAAGAAAAGGTGTTATGACCCGTTACGCTAAGAAAATAGTTAGACCCGAATT